GTCACTCGCGGGCCGTCTGGGCTCTACCGTTCAATGACATATTAGCGTTCTGGGATGAGATCGACGAGAAGGGAACCGATCACGCAGGGATTCGCTGGTTATGCCAATACGACCGCTACTACCTCCTGATCAAGCTGCTACGCCGCTATGACGCCTGGCACCCCTGGATCTTCGAGCGCTGCCGGGAGGTCGAACGACAACCTGACGGCTTCTGCGACATCTGGTCCCGAGAGCACTACAAGTCGACCATCATCACCTTTGCCGGGTGTATCCAGGAGATCCTCAAGAACCCTGAAATTACCATCGGGCTCTTTAGCCACACCAAGCCGATTGCAAAAGGCTTTCTGGCTCAAATTCAACGCGAGTTGGAATCGAATGAAAACCTCAAAGCCTGCTTCCCCGATATCCTCTATGCGAACCCGGCCAAAGAGTCTCGTTCCTGGTCGCTGGATGGTGGCCTTATCGTCAAAAGAGCGGGGAACCCTAAAGAGAGCACTATCGAAGCTCATGGCCTCGTTGACGGCCAGCCCACCTCCAAACACTTCGGACTCATGATCTATGACGACGTTGTTACCCGCGAAAGCGTTAATACCCCCGAACAAATATCGAAAACTACCGAAGCGTGGGAGTTATCCGACAACCTTGGAACAATGGGCGGGCGAAAGTGGATCATTGGCACTCGGTATCATTACGCAGATACATACAGCGAAATCATTAAAAGAGGGGCTGCGAAAGCTCGAATCTATCCCGCTACCCACAACGGACAAATGGATGGAAGCCCTGTTCTTTTCACTCAAGCTGAGTGGAATCGCAGAATACGGGACCAAGGAGAGGCGACAGTTGCTTGCCAGTTACTGGCGAATCCTCTCGCGGGGCATCAACGCATGTTCGATGTCCGGGACCTCCAAGTCTACGAGGTCCGCCCCTTAACCTTGATGGCCTACCTGATGGTAGACCCCGCACGGAGTGTCAAACGTGATAGTGCCAATACCGCGATGGTGGTCCTTGGAGTCGACGCTGCTGGTAATAAGTACCTGCTCGACGGCTGCGACCACAAGATGGATCTCATGGACCGTTGGCGCTGGATGCGCGACCTTTGGGGGAAGTGGCGCACAGCCCCTGGGGTCATGGGGTTACATGTCGGATACGAACGATACGGCGCCATTGCCGACCTTGACTACTTCCACGAGCGCCAAAGGATAGAGGGCGCCTCCTTCGAGATCGAGGAGCTCGAGTGGCCTCGCGATGGGGAGCGATCCAAGAACGACCGGGTCCAGCGCTTGGTGCCCGACATCAAGGGGCATCGGTTCTATCTGCCTTATCCCACCGATGATGACAAGTTGACCCGGCTGCAACGGGAGATCAAGGCGGGAGGATACGAGTACCGCATCGCACGCTCCATTATCCGCAAGGATGAAAATAATGTACGCTACGACTTGACAGAACGGCTGCGCCTACAGGTGAGTTACTTTCCGTTCGGGGGACTAGTCGACGTGATCGATGCCACATCGCGTATTTACGACATGGAACCCGTGACCCCGCAGTTCGTAGACCAAGAATCATTAGAACCCGAGGTAGTATGAGCAATCCGACCCTCTTCCATTGGTCGCAGCCCACCACCAACACCGATAACACCCCGATCACGGCCGGCGAGATCACCGGGTATAACATCGGTATCCGCCAAGGGGGCACGGCTGGGACCTATCCCACGGTCATCGCCGTGGTGGGCGCGTCGACCTTGACGACCCCGATCCCCGCCTCCTTGGGCTCAGGCATCTTCACCTCGGCGATTCAGACCGATGGGCCTATAAAAAGCGCCTGGAGTGCTGAAATTACTTTCACCATCGCCGCCACCCCTAACCCGCCGACCGGGTTTGGAGTCGCCTGATTGCGTGGGCGGCGACCCCTGCAGGCATGGTGAGACCGAACGTGCCCTTCGTCTTCGAAGTCGTCACCTCGATCGCCCCGCCCCCGGTCTTGAACTTGGCCGGCTTGACGCTCCCCACCGCGCTCATGGGACAGCCCTACAGCCAATCGATCGTGCAGCAGGTCTCGGGCGGCACGGCTCCGGTGACCGCAACGCAGCTCTCCGATGTGGGGGCCGGGGTCTTTGCAACGAGTAGCGGCTTTTTGATCACGGGCACGCCCACCCCGCAAGCGGCCCAGGTGACAGACACTTTTGCATATATCGTCGATGAACACGGCAACGTGATGGTGACTTGATGGCAATTAAGCGTTATTCGGACTTTCCCGCGGCCGTATTGCCCTTGGGCGGCACCGAGTTGGTCCCTCTCATGCAAGGCGGGGTGACCGTCCAAACGCCGCTGCAGAACCTGCCCGGCTCGCCGTTCATTACCGGCATCACCACGAGCACCGCACTCATCGCGACCTACCCACCGGCCGGCAATGGTGGGCGCTCCGCTCAGACCTCCGATATGGGCCTGATGCAATGCGATGGTACGCGCTGGTTGGTGGTGGGCACCCCGCCGATCCCCTTGGGTGCCGCTCAATTGGGCTACAAGACGAACGTCTACACGGTCTTTCCCGTTATTGCCGATATCACCATGACGAGGGTTAATACGCCCTCGAGACTCTACAACGGCACCGGACTTTCGAATACCTTTCCGCTCCCCAGTTACTATGCGACGGCCTCTAATGGTCAGTTGCAACAGATCATGCCCTCGGGCTCCACGACCCCGACGGCCTACATGACCACCCAGAACGCCATCAGCTCTCAGCAGCTCGCGGGTAACTTAGGACAGCTGCCGTACCTCTTGGGCAGTCAGGGCTTTTACGTCGAATACGCCTCGACCAATTCGATCCCCAACAACACGGACAATTGGTTCTCGGGCTTCCTGATGCCTCAGGAACACAACACGATCCACCTGGACCATCAGCCGAGTGATCCTGCTGGGTATGAGCGCTGGTTCGAGTTCGACCTTAACGAGAATGGCTTCCCGCCGAACTTCGGCAACCAGAACCGCGGCAACTTTATCTCCTGGTTCGGCAATCCTTCAGGGGTTGTGAACTTCACCGTTCCGCCCACGGGCACGAGCGGCATTCTCGCCCCCTCGAACTTAACCGATGGCACGGGTCACTTTCTCGGCGATACCGCGAGCACCTGGACGATCAAGTTCTCTGACTTGCAGACCCATACGGCGACTTTTACGAATGGCTCGAATGCCGTCACCTGGGTAGGAGCGATCACGGGAACGCCCACGACCGCAGCGACGATGGGCACCACCCGGATCAACAATAGCAACATCGTCAGTACACCGATTGACTACACGCAAGAACATATCTTCGGCATGGCCTACGATCCCATCGGCAACACCTGCACGTGGTTTGTCGACGGGGTGCAGCAGACCACGATTTCAACGGCCGCTTTCAATCAGTTCCCGCAGACCTACCATTACTATTTCATCTTGCTCATCCAATCGCGCGGGGCGTTTGTGCCCTACTCGACGAACATCCGCTACTTTGCCGCCTGGGCGCCATGATCGATACCCTCACCATCCGGGCGCAGGATGTCTTTGGGGCGACCTCGACCGCGCAGTTCATCATCCCGATCGTGAACAACCTTGCGATCGTGACCTCATCCTTGCCGAATGGCACGCAGGGCACGCCTTACTCCACCCCCATCGTGATGTCCGGGGGCCTGCCGGCCTATAGCGGTCAGGTCATCGGCAACTCAGGGGCCAATAGCTGGAGTTTCTCCGGGGTGAACCTCGTCGGGACGCCCACCGTGGTTGAGACCGCTCAGTTGACGCTCCTGATGCTCGATAGCGTGGGGGTGCCCTCGGCGGCACAGTTTAACTTGCAGGTGGTGGCGGCCTCAGGGGGGAGCCTCACCGTCACGGTTCACGGCGGGCCGGCACCGCAAGCCTCGGTCGGGATTCCCTACGAGCAACTCATCGACTGCGCGGGCTTCACCGGCACTTTGACGTGGCTCAAAGTCTCAGGTCCCGCCTGGGGAACGGTTGCGGCGGGGGGGATCTCTGCATTTCAGACGCTCTTCTCAGGCACCCCGGCGGGGATCTCGAGCGATACCTTCGTGATTCAGGCCACCGATTCACTCAGTAATACCGGCACGGTGAGTTTCACCATATGAAATACCTTCTTTTGCTGTGTCTCTTCGCCGCTCCCGCCTTCGCGGTTGTTGGCCCGTGTCCTCAGACTGTGGGCACCCTCACGCTCAGTTGCAGCGTGACTCGCGCCAACGGCATCTCACCGCTCACGGTGTGGACCGACTGCACAGCGACCACGGACTCATCGCTCACGGGTAATCAGACCCCGACGCAGGACATCACATTCGCTGTCGACTACGGCGATACGTTGGCTTCCGGTAACACCGCCTGGCTCTATGGGGCGAACCCCAATCAGAACTTGCGCCGCTATTCGACCGGCATCGTCGGCGCGCATATGTTCAGGACCGAAGGGCGCGACACCAAGTACACCATTACGGTGAACGCTAAAGACCCGGCCGGCACCACGGTGAGTTGTGGCTTAGGGGTGAACGCCTTCGAGCCGGGGAATGCCAATGGGTTCACGACCAAAATCTGTCAGTCGGCTTCAGGCAATTTCACCAATTGCCCGGCTGGTTTTACGACATCAACCTCGGCTCTGATGAATGCGAATGTCAACACCTCCATGAACAGCAAGATCGTGCTGTTCCGTTGCGGTGAGACTTTCACCGGGGGCGCGAACTTCAATGGGACCAAGTTCAGCATCGGCGCCTATGGAGGCTGTCAGGGGGGGCAAACCAATCGCCCCATTATGACGGGTTCCATCGTGACGCCAGGGGCGGCGAACGATAGCGCCAACATGGTCGACGGGCGTATCAGCGATCTTGACTTTGAATCGAGCGGCACGGCGGTCAATACCGGCTTTCCGGTGAGTGGCGCGGTGAGCAATCAGTTGACGCTGTTCAACTTGAAATC